TGAGTTTCAGTATCTTCTTTTAATTTAGTTTCATACTCGCCTTGTAATCTTTGAGATTCTTCTTTGACTTTTGCTTTAATCGCAGCTTCAAAGATTGTTGCAGCTTTCTGTTTAAACTCTTCAGATAAATCAGAGTCACCAACTAATGCATCAACATCGGCTTTAATGTCAAGTGTAGATTCTTCTTTATGATAGCCCGCTTTCATCATTTTGTCTTTTTTGTCAGCGTGCATGTCAGCTTTCATATATCCAGCTTTCATATCTTTTTTCTTGTCATCTTCTTTGTCGTGCATTGCTTCGGCTTTGTCTTCTTTATCTTTAGGAGTTTCAGTTTCTTTAGAACCCTCTTTTAACTTAGGCATTGCGTCAGCAGCACCTTGGTTTTTTTGTTGAGCGTCACCAGAAACTTGATTGATTTTTTTTGAAGCGTCAGGATTACTGTCTGTAGGTTTAACTACAGCTGCGCCTAGATCCTCGTAATCTGCCATTTTGGCGATGTGCGAGGGTTCTGCCGCTACAGCATTCTTCTTCGGAGCATCAGCTTGCGGGTTTACACTCGCTTCGCTAACTTCCTGTTCCATTGCCTCAATTTTTTTATCTGTTTCGGCCATTGAAATCTCCCTTATAAAAATAAACGTTTATTTTTGTTTTGTTATAGGATATTTATAAGATTAGAGCTTTTTAAGGAAGTTTTCAAAGACTTTCATCTTTGTTTCTTGTACTTCCCGTTTTCTCGCCTTATATATCTCCATTTTCCACGCCTCAATATCTTTCTCTATTAAGACGCCATTATCCCAAACCCATTCTTTGCCTTCCATGATACCTTCTACGAAAGCGTCAGGGGCTGACGGATCAGCGACAATGTCTGCGGCTGTTGCCAAGTAAAAGTCATCTTTTACATAGTTAAAACCACCTCTTTGGACTAATGAACCCATACCTCTACTTGAAACACCAAGTTGAGCGCCCTCATCAATAAGACCTTTAACAATCTTACCATAAGGCGTGTTCATTATCTTTGCTTCACCAATAAAGTTTCTACCATCTGGATAAAGTTTCGTAATCATATGGGAAACTCTTTCTAGGTTTACTGTTGGTCCGTCAGGGTGTCCTAACTCACCAAATGCTCTTTTTTTATTGATAAATTCCTGATTATATCTTTTTACTTCTTTTTCAAGTACGTCTTTTGGATAGACTCTTCCATTTCTATTTTTAATATCAGATTGTAAAAAGATACCTTTAATCTTGTAATCTTTTTTACCGTTGTCTTTTTCTTCAACGATATATTCGGCGTTGTTTATCTCTTCGGAAATTAGCTTCATAATTCTCTCTCTTATGTTATATATTTATACAAATTTTTATCTAAACTCAACAATAATTGTATAATTATCGCCACTCGCAAAGTTTTTAGTTGACAACAATACATCACCAGTTGGTGTTATAGCATTGTTCGGAATACTATTACCATCTGTTCTAAAGTCCATAAAACCTTGACCAGATAAGAATAAAGCAGTCGCATTTGTTGCACCGTCCCACAATATCTCTACACCTGATTTTCTATCAGATGTGTTTATAGAATAATATACTCTAGCGATTGATCTATTACCATCTTCACTCATAAACGTAAGTTCAGATGCGTCTATTTTTTTAACTAGTGTCTCGCCAGAACCATCAGATAAATTTGTTAGTTTCGCTACAAATTTAACACCCGAAGTGTCTGCTATTGTTTGTGTTGTTACTGTGTCAGCCATTAACTTGTATATCCTGATTCTTTTTGCGCTTCTATAACCACATTATAACTTGTGACATTAGAATCGCTGGTTAATAATATATCACCTATCGCATCTTTAATTCTTTCTTCAGTAGGTTTTAGACCGTAGTTTCCACGACCCTCTATCTCTACTTTTTTCTCAATATCATTCTTAAAAAATATTGTACATTTACCTGTACCTAATATTTCATAATGAATATCTGCGATTGAAACTTTTGGTTCCGAAGTCGCATTGTTTGAGTTTACTACATCAACTAAAGTCTGTTCGTCTTCACTTCCAACCCCATTCGCTTTAACGATAATGTTAAAACTATTATCAGTTAGTTTTGTAGCAGTAATTGTCATTAGCCTCTCGGTGAACCAACTGCACTTGCTTTTGAAGTTGCGCAAGTAATTTTTTCAGCTGGGTGTTTTTCAATGATAACTGTATCACCATCTTCTAAATAAAATTGTCCAATTCCTGTACTACCATCTGATTCTTCAAGTGCTCCAGTTGTATCACCAGTTGCTGTAATTCTAACAAATACTGCTCTACCAAAATCATTATCAGAGGGATTTGTGACAACATCACCTTTAACTATAAATGTTTGTGCCATTTATTTTTCTCCTAATTTTTCTATTACTTCTTTATCAAAGTAATCTTCTATTTGTTTAATACTTAAATTATGTAAACTAGCAACTGTCTTAATTGCTTCATCAAACTTTTCTACTACGTTGCCTTTACCTTGTTCTACAAATTTAAAGACATCTTTTACAGCATCTTTCATATTAGGCGAAAGATCACCATAAGTTTTAGAATCAATAAAAAGATTCTCTTTAATTATTCTGCTCACCTGCATTTACATCTACTCCTACCATAGTATCTGGTGTACCGTTATCTTCAGGTTTAGATAAATCTAACTCTGCTTGACCATCTTTTCCAGCGTCAGTAGTTGGTACTACTTCACCTTCTTTTGTAAATGTTCCTGGATCAGCAATTTCTGGTTTAGGGTCACTATGAGGTTCTGCCTCAATATTTCCATTAAACAAATTACCAGCCATATCTTTTCTAGCTTGATCTAGTTGACTACCTACTTTTGATCTTAACGCATCTTTAAACGCTTCACCAGCGCTTGCGTTATCACCATCAGCCAGTTTATCTATAAAAGCTTTAGTTTCTTCACTCATTATTTTTTCTCCTCACTAACTTGAGCCATTGGACTTTGAATAATACCATCATCAATTTCTCGTTTGATTTCACTATCCATTTTCTCAATTTCTCTATCGTTTTGTTTTAACACGTTTTTTCTAATATAACCTACAGAATAAAACTTACCAACATATTCTCTCATTTCATTCGCTAATGCTAATCTTTCTCTTAAAAGTTCTGTGTTTTTAAGTTCAGCAAAATGTCCATCTTGTACGAAATCATACTGAATGCATTCTCTAACCATCTGCCAGTCGTTTTCACTAATTATTTGTTTTAAAACTAATTGAGTTCTCAACAAGTCATTAAATAATTCTGTAAATTTCTTTCTTAATCTTTGTACAAACTTTGTAAATTTAAGTTCGTCTCTTGTTATTTCAGATGCTCTACCTAGATTAAAACCTTGTGAGCTTTCTAATCTACTTACAGGAACATTTAGAGAACGATATAACTTCGCTCTAAAATATTCAACATCTGCCATTTCACCTAGGTTTTGACCACCTGGTAAAGTTGATATGTCAGTACCTCTACCACCTTCTCTACTTGGTAGCCAGAAGTCCTCTAACATTGACATATAATTTCTATCGTCTCTTATCTCACCTGTACTTGCGTCATATACAAGTTTGTTTCTATATCTTGCCATAACGTCTCGTAAGTATTGTTCTGCCTTTTGTTTAGGTAGATTACCTACGTCAATTTTAAAGATACGTCTTTCAGGCGCTCTAGCAATTCTATAAATTACCACTGCGTCTTCAATCATTCTTAATTGATTAACAGGTTTAATCGCTTTGTGTAAATAAGATAATACCATATTTTTATTTTGATCTATGATACCTGATGCACAAAATGCAATAGTATCTGGTGCTATCTTAATACCTGCTGTACCAGTTGTACCTGATACGCCTCTTTCGTTGTATAAAAAGTATTCAACATATTCATCAACAACTGCGAGACTATTTAAAGATGATGGACTAGGAACATCAGGTCTTTTCTTTCTAACTTCTCTAATCTTTTTAATCTTACGAGGATCAATATATTTAAGTTCTACAATACCTCTTTTAGGATTATCTCTATCAATAATCTTTTGATAGAATATTCTACCATCAACATACCATCTTCTAAATATGTCATGGCCTTTTGTACCGAAGTTCATTAATCTTAAAACTTCAATAAATTCGTCTTCTATTTTTCTTTGTATTTCTCTTCCGTAAGGTAAGTTATTAAACATCACTCTTACAGCGTCTTTTAATTCATTAGCGACAATCGCTTCATTGACAATATCTTCTATTGCCATATCACATTCTGGGTGTATTGCTATTTCTCTATATCTACGAATTAGGTCTTGTTCTGTCTTCGCAGTACCTTCCATATCCAAATAGGAACCAAAGTGACCTCCTGCCGAAACCGTTTGTGTTCCATCATCGGCTTGAGCTGTCGTAAAACTTTGTTTTGGATCTGCTTGTTTTTTGAGTCGTGTAATACTAAACCCGAACAATTCTGCCATAATTTATCTCCTTACCTAATACTTATATGTGTTTTAAAAGAGGGGCCGAAGCCCCTCTAGTTTAAATATTAAGTTGTTGTTCTTGCATCAAAGAATTGGTACTCTAAAGTCACCTCAAATTGCTCAATCGCACCAGCTTCTTCGTAGTCTAGTGGGATACCAGCAATTCCTGTTGGATATACACCTCTTAAAGTGTATGACTTGATAGTATTACCGTTTCTGTCTAGGTGATCTAGGAACGCATCCACTTGATAGTCAACTGGATTTGTTAGTCCTTCGTTATCACTCATGTTGTTTATACCGTTTTGCCATCTTTCAAATGCATCTCTTAATTTGAAATTTGTATCGTTATAAACAGTGACTGACCAACTTGGGATCGTTCTGTCACCAGCAATCTTAATCGCTCTACCTCTAAATGGAACATTAATGTTCGTAATTTCCATTGAAGGAATTGAAGTAGCTCTACATAAGAAAGCCAGTTCTTCTATTTCACCACCAACACTTGCATAACCAGGAAAAGGCATTGTAACCTTAAACTGATTGGCTCTTGCGCCACCGCCTGCAAGTTTAGCTTTAAAGTCTGAAATGTTTGCCATTTTTATTCTCCTCTACTATTAACCTGCAACTTCGTCAAAAGAGACGCCAGTTCGGGTTGCGACAAAAGATAATGTGATA